TTACCAACACCACTAACATCCATTTTAGATAATAACCAAAGAGTTGGTAAGCCAGGTATCATTCCCAAAAATCCCAATCCAGTTGGTATTAAATTCAATGCTCCGAATAGTACTTTACCACTACCCATCTCTTTTAATCCTTTAGCAAGGTCTTTTAACTTATCACCTATTCCACCTTTTCCTTTTGACATTTTATCAGACCCATCTGCTATTTTATTAGTATCAGGTAATTCAGGACCTTTACCAGCTCCAAATGATATCTTTTTACCAAACATCCCAGCCACTTTAGTTACTGCCATTTTAGCAAAATTACCAAGCATTTGGAACGTACCTTTAACCATTCCTCCAATATTGAATCCCATTTGTGCAAGAGCTCCACCAAATTGTGCACCAGATAAAACTAAACCACCCATTGTTTTCAATACACTACCAAGTGGGCCGGTTGCAAATGCTGTTAATGATTGTGACCAACTCTCAAATGTAGTAAGTTGCAACGTACCATCATCATTAAGTTTATCCTGATTCTTAACCATTTTGTCAAGTTCTTCCGTTGATAATCCTAATGCTTTTGCTGCTTGACGTTTTTGAAAAACATCCATTTTATTATATGCATCAATACCACCTAATTGATGTAATGCGTCTTTTACAGCTGCTCCAATCTGTCCTCTATATGCTAAATCTCTAGCATTGTTAAGATTTATATTTCTTCCCAACATTGCGCCTAATTCTAATTCATCTGTGATAGATGATTCAAAATCTAATAAATGGTCTGCAACTTTGGTAAGACTATCCATATTAACGCCTAACCTTGCTGCCGCAACAGCTGCTTCAGCTATATTTTTTCCACCATCTTTACCATATTCAGCAAATGCTTTTGATGATTTAGCAACATCTTTCATTACAGCGGATGGCATTACTCCCTTTGATTTTGCTAATTGCTTTGTACTCTCAGCCATATCAGCGGCTATTGATGTAGAGTTGCCATTCAATCTAGCAAAGTTACCAGTCAATGAAGCTGCTTCCTGTCCACTAATACCCATATTAGTAGCCATTAAGTTGGTATTGAGTTGAGTTTGGAATGTTACATCACTCATACCACCCAACTCAGCATTTAATCCTTCAGCAACACCCTGTGCATCCTTAAATACCAATCCCAATGCTGTGGTTGAAAATGTAACCCCTCCCATATAGCCACCCATTGCTCTAACAGTTGCTCCTAATTTTTCAGCAGCCATACCAGCAGCTATAAGTGTACCTCCCACAAATCCTCTCCAACTACTAAACAATAGTTTAGCAGTTCCAATAATACCTCTTATGGTTTTTTCAACTGCTTTATATGCATCAATCTGTCCTTGTACTATTTCTTTAGATTTACTACTAACTGTTGCATATTGCTCTGCTATACTTAAATTTTTAGCCTGTCTCTCTATTATTTTATCAAAATGTGTTACCTGGTCAGCAGTTAAATCTCCACTAGCCCTTGCTTCAGCCACACGCTGTCTAATTGCATCAACTTGTGCATCATATTGAGCTCTTATAGATTTTTGTGCCTCTACATCTTCTGGGCCGGTTTCTGCCAACTTTTGTTGTAAGTTATTTAATTTAGCCGTTTCACCTAATATACCTTCTACCAATTCATATTTGGATGCATCTGCATTTTCAGCAGCTAGTGAGGACTTTAAAGATAAAGTTCCCATTCTCAAACTTAGTGATTGTGCACTAGTTAAGTTTCTGTAAATATCACTTATTGATTCTAAATTTGCTAATTCTCCGGCAGATGATGCCACCATCGATAATTGTTTTTTATCGTAGGTTCTTGCGTTTTCTAATTTTTTCTTTTGATAATTCAAAAGTTTTACTTCTAACGCTTCAATTTGTCTTAATTTTGCTAATTCTGCATCCGTGAGTGTTTCTTGCTGTCTTGCTATTTTGACAGCTTCTTTCATCAAACGTATTCTATCGGATACATTTTTAGTAGAATCATCATTAAATTGTAATATGCTATCTGCCACTTATAATTGATTTACAAATCTTTCATGAATTTTCTAAATTCAATTGCATCCTTTTCCATCTTCTTCATATGTGCGATTGCATCAGGAGGTAATTTTGCTTTTTCAGCCTTCTTTATAATAGTATCAGCTGCTCCTTTACTTAAGTTATCAAAGAAGTTAGCTACAAATCTATCTGCAGCATCAAATATACCTTCTTTTATTTGTTTTTTGTTAGTTGACATGGTAATTCACATTTATATTGTATAAATATTGTATAATAAAAAAGTGAGGATTATCGTGTCCTCACTTTTGGTATTCTTGCTTTTGATTGTGCTTTTTTATTCTCCTCTGCTTCTTTTTTCTTAAAATCAACTAATTGTTTAAAATAAAAGTTTCTAAGATGTATTGGCATAAAATAAACATCAGACCAAGTAAACCCATTACCATAATGTACCATTTCCCAAATTTGAGTATGGAGTTGTACTTTGTAATTAGTTGGTAGGGTAAAAAAAGTTTATCCCAAATGGGATATCTAGCGCCTCCGATTCACCTGTTATTTCTGATGTAAATACAAATCTCATATCCATATCAGGACTAATATCCTTAACATATGTTCTAAATGCTTTTGTATCTCTAGCTAAGAAATTATTTTGTACCCATCTATTGATGAAACCTCTATCAGAATTACCATCAACCGCAGTAATCATATATCTAAATCTAGTTGTAACATCGGATGCTAATGCTGAATTTTTATTTAATCTTTCTAGTGCTTGAATTTCTTTTGCAATATCAACTTCATCTTTATGCGTTAATAATTTAAATTCAATGTTTTTACCATTTGAAGGTAGTGTAAATTCATATCTATTTTTACTATTTAATTTAGAAAAATCAACTTCTTTGGTTTGGATTGCAGATAAATCAATAGTTACTTCTTGTTTTTCTCCACTAAAAGGGTCAGTAATTTCAACTGCATAGTCAGCTCCATATCCTAAAATACGAGTTGCTAAAAGAATTGCGTTTTTATCTCCAGTATAAATATCTTCACAATTTATACCTGGCTCAACAACAACCGATTCAAATAATCTATCCAAAACAACTCCTTTTTTGATAAGGTTTTGAGATGCAAGGATATCTTCCTCTCTAGCTGTCATATATTTTAATTCTACACTACCTTTTCTTAGTGGGTGTCCTTCAGGATAAACTAATCCTTGAGAAGGTAATTCAATTGTTTCCGTTGGGAATTCAAATTCTCTTTTTGGTGGTGCACTTACAGGTTGTGATTGTAAATTTTCCACATTTGCCATTTCTGCCATAACATTAATTGTTTTTAAGTTTGTATATATAAATACATAGATTTTAAAAAATTGGAAATAAAAAAGGGATACCAACTGAATGATATCCCTTTAATTTTATTATTAGTCTTAGATTAGAATTCAAGAATTGCGTAATCGTAAGATAATGTTAATTCAATTGTTGCAGGTTCGTTAGAATCGAATGATACATCTCCAAAGTTTGCTTGGGAGATGAATGCTCCTTTAATTTTCCACTGCTCAATCTTATCACCAACTGGTCCTAACATATAGAAATCTAAATCTTTTTTATAGAAATCTGCATATCCATCTCTACCAGTGATAGATTCATGTGATAAACGAATCCACTCCATTACCGATTGTGCCCCAGAAGGTACAATTGGGTCAAACAATGTGATTGTTATATCTTGCCATTCACCTTTACCTTTCAACTTTCTTTTTACGTTGATATGGTCTAAAGTTATTACCTCAAATTGAATTGTAGGTCTAGCTGCTGCTTTAACTAAGTAAGACTGAATGCCATCAATTTCCATTACATAGCGATTCTTCATCTTTGGTTCGAAGTTCGTATAGAACATTTTATCGAATTCTAATATTTCTGCCATTTTGTATTCCTTTTATTTGTATTAATAAATATTAATTTTGTTTATTTTCATATTATGCTGAGAAACTTGCTCCAGTTGGTAAGATGTTGAAATCTATTACGATAAATTCCGCCGTCTTAGCAGGTTGTAAGAAAATTTGTCCAGCCAATATGTTTCTATCAATCACATCCGGTGTATTGTTACTTTCATCCATTACAACTTTGAATGCGTACAAACCTTGTCTTTGCTGTACAGCCTCTAAGTATGGATTAACAGTGTTTAAGAATCTTTGTCTAGTTGTTGCAGTATTTTGTTCGAATACTAAATAACGAGATGTAGATGCGATAAACTTCTTCAATACAATTAATAATCTTCTTACATTGATTCTATCTAATGCTGAAGCCTTATCTTGTAATGTTTTTTGTCCGAATGCTACGATACCTTGTCCAGGGAAAGAAGCGATTGGGTTTACTTTGTTTTCATAAAGAGTATCTCTTTCAGCGTGTGTTAATCTATTTAATACACTTATTGCTCCAGTGATACCACCTCTATTTAAACCAGCAGGTGCAAACCATTCTGCTGCTAATCTATCGTTACTAGCGAATACAGCCGGCAGTAATACTGAAGGAGGTACTGATAATATCTTATTAGTGTTTGTGTCAATTGTTTTAACCCAAGGATAGTAAGTTCCAACATAGTTAGAATCTACTGAATTTGCTTGCGCTGTTACTTCAGAAATAGATGCTCCAATTTCGGTAAAGTCAGCGATATAGAAACAATCTTGTCTATCTTCAACCATATCAATTACTTTTGTAGTAACTGCAGGGTGTAAGCTTCTGATGATACCCGGTGTGATAACCATATTGATATCATATTCATCTGCGTTAGAGATAGCGTTAATTGCTTTGAAATATCCTAAAGTACCATTTGATACTGAAGTTGATAAATCCATACCTTGCGAATTTGCTTGTACCATATCAGCTCCTAAGTTAATCTTAGTTGTTGGGTTCATACCATCAAATCCATATTGGAAACCTAACATAAATTGTCTCTTACTCATATCTACAGAGTTAGAACCAGTCATTTGATAAGTTAATTGAGAATCAAATGCGAAATCAACGTTTGCTCCAACAGTAACTCCAACAGGAATAGGTGCTAAATACATACGATTATCCATAGCCACACCAGTTGTTTCAAAATCGAAACCACCATAGTATATTGGTGAACCAGCTGTATTATTAGCTGAACCAGTTTGATACGTTACTGCAGGTACATATGAATCTTGAGTTGTATTATTTGTTTTGATTGGGTTATTGTAAGCTGCATGTCCGAATGGTGCTGCTGAAATTGGATAAGAACCAGGTCCTGCAATTCCTTCGTTTACATCGTTTACAACTACTCTTATATATTTAGAACGATTTGAGTAATCACCATTTTCGGTAATTTTACCATCATTATCTATTGTATAATATCTATCACCAATTCTTCTACCAATATAGTTAGAAGAAGCTGCGTCTAAGTTTACGTTTGCAAATGTTTCAAATACAACTTTTCTCTTATCAGTATCATCAAATCTTCTAACAGTTACAGTAAATGTAGAATAATCAGTTGCTCCATCTTCACCAGCTGCTTTAACATTTGAAATAGCTACTTTAAATTTATGATTATAATTTGTACCATCACCTAAAGTTACAAACTTAAATAAGCTATATCTATCACCACTAATTAATTGAGATTTAATAATTGGAGTTTCTGCAGCTGTTGCGTCTTGTGTATAGTTTTGTGCTGGTAATATAAGTCCAGAAACTCCACCATGTGTAAATGTAGATGCTAATTTTTCAAAATATTTGTAAGCGTATGCATTTTTAGCTCCAAATGGTGATTCACCAAATACATCTGCTAAATCATTTGTAGCGGATGGTAATATTGATGCTGCAATACCAGTTGTTCCATTGTATTCATTACCTTTAATAGTAAATGAACCACTACCGATTGTATCAACAATACTTGCAGTTGATGGAATTGCTTGGTAACTAAGACCATTTAATGTACTATGTAATACACCTACTATTTTTTGTCCAAACAAACTACCACTAGCCAAAATTGCTAAAGGTGCTGCTTGTGTGTATCCACCAGTACCGCCAACTCTTATTACAGTTGCTTGACCAGCTTCTCTTAAATAGTTTTGTACAGCATACTCAGTATAATAAGTACCATCAACCTTTCCGAATACTTCTTCGAAATCAGATTGTGTTCTTACTATTGTAGGTATGAATGAAGGTCCTTCTTTTAGAGGTCCTATGAATGCGGCGCCGATTTCACCAACCCCTTGAGGTAAGAATGATAAATCGTTTTCTCTTGTGAATACGCCAGGTGATACAATTCTTTCTGCCATTTTATTTCTTCAATTATTATTTTAAATGTAGTTTTGGAATTATACCAAAATTACACATATAAATATAAAGAAAATGTCCAAAACACAAATTTCTTTATAAATAAGTGCTTTGGACATTTTAATATTATTTTTTTACTATAAACTAAAGTGGAGCGGGTGATCCAGGTGCCGTACTACCAGAAGTTGGTGACCATGGGAAATCCGAATCATTAACTTCAAGAATAACATTACGTTTAGTATCTATTTGCTTTTGGATTTGCTCTGATATATGAGGCCAATAGTTTGTACTTGCTGAACCACTTACAGTATTTTTAATCCAACCAAGAACAATATCTTCTGATAAGTCTTGATAATCAATAAATCCATCAGCGTTTGCATCAACTACTTTATATGGAGTTGCTCCATCAAAACTACCTTCTGTTCCATCTTCTGCTGTTGCCGTTACTCTCCATTGAGTACCTACAATTGCATTTTCAAACAATTCGGTATTTTGTTTTTTAAGGCTTTTCAATTTCCAAGTGTATGTGTATGCCATATTGAATTTTTATTTATTTTTGTTTATATAATATAAATATATTTGTTTTGAAAAAGTAACTATTTTAATTAAACTTCCAAAGAACCACTATAATAATCCGTAGTTAATAAATGCCTATATGCTTGTGCCATATGGTCCAATTCAGATGGTACTTCTAACATAAATTTACATTTGTGGTCCATACCCGGTGTACCAATACTTGCGTTATGTGCATTATCACTTGGGTTTGTTCCTACAAATCCTATCGGCCTTGCTTCAGTATCTCTTGCTTCTTTATTTTTCCAAACTGTAACTGCTATTTCTGCTGTATATCCCGCTGCCCAATATACTTCCGTACCTGCGCTTCTATCCATTGGTGTTAAACCATCGGGTCTAGAATTATCAACAGGTGGCTTGAAGTCTGCCATTCGTTTTTCAATTTTTACATTTGTAACTACGTGATATGCATTTGGTACAGTTACTCCAGTTCCTGGTAATTCATAATCTTTAATTAGTGCCATAATTTATCCTTTATTATTAAATATCAATTTATTTAAAATTTCTTTCATTTCTTCAATTTCATCCGCTTGCTTTTTGATAATTTGATTTTGCTCTTTAATTGCTTCAATAAGTAATGCTGACATATTACCATATGCAACTGCATATTCATCTAAATCTTTCACATATGATACTACTTCAGGAACTACTTCATTTACTTCTTGTGCAATTACACCAAGTTGTCTTTTGTCAGCACCTCCATCAGGAATGGTATCATTTTCATTATAAATTTTAGTATAGTAAACACCTCTTAATTGTAAAACTTTATCTAAAGCCTTATCAACTGTAACAACATCTTTTTTCTTTCGTGCATCCGAATAAGCCACAACGTTACCAGTTGCATAAACACCACCATTTACATAAATTCCATACCCACTAGCCGTTGATGAAGTTCCAAGTCCAGTACAGTTATTTCCTAATGAATGATAGAATACCCATCTTCCATTATCTTGATAGTAAATACCACCATTACCACTTTCAAACATTATATGAGGTGCGTAAGATGAATCTATTCTATGACCATACCATCCATTTCTATTACCGGCCATTCTCCACGCACCATAAGTAACATCGTTTGGATACCAGTGTGCACCATTAGTACCAGAATAATGTCCGTGGTGTCCTGTAAGTTGAGTCCAAGTGTATTGATAATTATAACCACTACCTCCATTAAACTGCCATCTGATAGTACCCATTGGATAATCATCATAAATACGAGTTCCTTCGTATGATGCATTTGCTCCCAATTTAATACCAGTATGGAATGCAATTCTTAAATCCGGATAAGGATAACCCCAACCACCACCTTCTTGGAAGATAGCGTATGCGTGTGCACCATTTCCGGAGTTACCACCCTCACCAGTAAATGTCAATCTTGATACTCTCCAATAATCATTTGCTTCACCAGAACTAAATTGAGAATATGCATTAGGATTACAATAGTAACCAGTATTATTATCATCGTAAAATATTGGAGATTGTACGGATGTTCTAAACCAACCACGTGATGAAATTGCTGCGAATGCCGTACCATAATTGGCAACAATCATACCATGGTCATTCAAGTACCCACCCTGTCCTCCAACGTTTGGATGTGACCAAGCAATACCATACAAGTTATTCATAGATGTACCATCTATTGCTGGTTTATATGAATTACCCATTGAGAATACACCTTGATATCTTACAGATGTATAAACACCCACAACAGATTGTCCGTAGTTGTTATCTAAATAAAGGTCTGCATTTCCATCAATACGAATACCACCATTTGCTGCTACATATGATAATCTAGCCGTACCATTAGGGTCACAATAATATGCAGTATTGTTTGAATCATAGAATATTGGTGCTCTAAAATCATAAACAGCTTCAGTAGTACCACCCATTAAACAATAGTTGGTATTAAGTTGCCAATATGTAGGCCAATACCCATTTACAGTACCCCAGCTTTCACTATCAGTACCACCTCTTAATACATAAAGACGGTTACTATTGTTGTGAAGCATTGCAGAGTTTTCATCCGTATCTCTGAAATATAAAGTTGGAGAACCTCCTCTAATTACTAATCTATTTCCATAAAATATACCTGTGCTAAAACTTGATTCACCATTTGGATTAGCATAATATCCAGTATCATCACTATCATAGAATATTGGTGCTCTAAATGAACCATTTGCCCAAACAGTAGAACCATTATCCCAACGTAAGTTCCAACCAACAATACTATTACCACCACCATAACCCAATCTCCAGTCATTTGCAGATACGTTTAACATCATACCCCAATAGGTAGATGCGTTATTCATCATAAATGAACCATTGTTATTATACGCGTTATGTTGATAAGATGCTCCGTTAGCAGCAATTACATAGTTAAAATTAGATGTTGATGCTGGATTTGCATAGTATCCAGTATTATCTCTATCATAGAAAGTATAAGCGTAAACTGAATTTCTTACATAGAAGTTATTAGATGTATCATACCAAATAGATGCTGGGTAAGACCAGTTAATACCTACTCCATAGTGCGGATTGTAGTTATTATCATACCAACCAAAACTCATTTCGTTTGGATTGGTATTTGCGATACCCATTACAAATCTTCTAAATCCACCACCTGTCAAAAAACCACTCATACTAAATACACCACCATGCGTAGGGTTACCACCATTTGCATATGAGTTTATGTATAAGTGTGGGTAGTATGGTGCATTAACTACTACTCCATATCTAGCATCATCTGGATATATAAACGTTTGCCCATTTGTAGATAATGTATAAGGTCCAAACATAGCGGTATAACCACTAGTCGATACATCAGTTCTTAGAATTGCTAATTGAGATATTGAATTTGTATTTAAATAATAACTACTATTATTATTCATAAACAAGTTACCATTTAAGGTCTTTCTCAAATCCCAACTTGCCCACGGACCATTTAAGAAACCATAGTTACTACTATTATCTGCATATAATTGGAATTTGAATGAACCCCCTGCGTTTTGTAATAAAATACCACCATCACTATTTCCAGCAGTTCTTATCATTATATTTGCACTATTATATGTGTAATAATAATGCCCACCTATATAAGTTGCAAGTAAAACAGATGTACCATCAGGATCTAAATAATAGTTTGTATTATTGTAATCATAGAATATTGGTGCTCTTAATGAAGTGTATGAAAACGCATGTCCACCACCATTATTCATAAAAATAGTTCCGTTTGAATAATGGTTTAAATATAATCCATATCCATTGGCACTATCAATGTGTAAGTTTCCGTTTGATGCTGATAAAGTTGCTTCATCGATTGCTCCACCATTTCCACCAATTCTAGTATATCTACCAGATGAGTTTGGACCTATTAAAAGTTGTCCTCTAAATCTACCAGCAGTTCCAGTTGTATTTGGGTCTGTGTAATATCCAGTATCATCATAATCATAAAATACAGTACCTCTAATATCGGATGTTGTTACAATTCTACCACCACCTATTGCTGTTCTAAATGTACCATATTGTAATAGTAATAAACCATGGTCTGCTAAGTTACTAGCCACACCACCTCTATTTGGATGTGACCATGCTAAACCATATAAGTTACCAGTACCAGTTCCATCTATTGATAATTTATATGCATCACCCATTGCGAATATACCCTGATATCTAACATCCGAATATACACCAACAACAGATTGTCCGTAATTATAATCCAAATAAAGATTACCATTATTACGAATATATACACCAGCTGATGTTATGCCAGTATGAATTGCGTTCCAAGGACCAAAGGTTACACCATTTTGTCCTTCTATATTAATACCACCAGTAGATGAACCTAATAAATTACCACTCTGCCAGTTTGCAGAGAATGCATGTATAGTTTGGTGGTTACTATCACTTTGATAAAAACGAATTCTACCATAACCACTTGAATAGTTTTGATAACGAATTTGAATACCAGTGTTAGATGCTAATCCAGTTGTACCAAATATAGAATCGTTGAATTGAGATGTTCCAGCAGGATTAGTATAGTAAGTTGTATCATTACTATCATAGAATATTGGTGCTCTCATATCACCATTTGCTTGCATTTGACCGGCTCTATTAAAATAAAATTGGTCTCCTATACCGTTAAAATGGAAAATCAATGCTTCGTATCCATTCCAAGTATCATTTGCTAACCAAGGATAATACGAACTATTATTATAATTTAAAGCTAGTAAATATCTATTGTTATGTGATAATTGTAGAGCGTAAGTATTACCAGAATTAAATGTACCTAAGTTTCCAACTTTTAATGCTAATAATCTAGATTGATTATTTCCATCAATATAATATCCACTATCATTTGAATCATAGTATATTGGAGAGTACATTGCTGATGTAGCACTTATAGTTGTACTTCTAAATCCACTTAAATCACCAGATATATTTGAATATGTATCAGATTCAATTGCCGCAGTATATCCTTCAGCAACATCCATTACACCATCATAATAAGCTCCGTTTTGTATTTTACGAAGAACAACTTGTCCATATGACCAAGATGATGAACCATTACCAATTACGATACAATATTTACCATCTTTAACACCAACTCTAATTGGTTTATCAGTATATCCTACAAGAGTTGCTCCGAAATTATACCAAGCACCATTCCAGTTATGTCCACCAACTATTACAGTACATGCATTATTTCCATTATATTCATAAATGTCAATAACCGCATGAATCATACCATAGTTTCCTGTATTACCAGGGAATTTAACAACAACTGCTCCAGTTGCACCAGTTGCTCCCCAAACGGCATAAGGTCTACCTACTAAGTTATTTTGTTTTATACCACCTGCTATTCTTAATGAAGTTGCGGTTGATGCTGGGTTTAAGAAAAAATTAGTATTATCGTAATCATAAAAAATACTTGCTCTAGCATCACTCATATTAGTAACACTACTACCACCTGCATTTATACCACCATACAACCAATTGTATCCAGCCGAATAAATACCAGATGGATGCCAAGATGCGTTACCAGTACCACCAACGTTACCATTACCTTGATATGAATATGTAAGTAATGCATTTAAATTACTTGTAACAGAAGGTCTTACATAATATGCTGTGTTATCAATATCATAATAATATCTTGAGAAAACATAACCATTACCATTTACTCTATAAGTCCAGTTAGTACCATCACTAAGTAAAGCATATCCATATGTTGCTGTATTTGGAATATCCACATACATACCATATTCAGTCTTACTACTATTTCTAGCATTTAATCTTAATAACCAATCATTGTTATTTGTGGCGGTTATATAAACTGTTGCATCGTTTGCTCCATTTATAGTACTACCATTTATATTAAATGTACCAGTTAAATTACTATCAGCGGTATTGCCATATCCAATATTCATTGCTCCATATGTGGATAAACCATATATAGGAGTACTTGTTTCACCAACTCCCCAACCACTTGGATTACCTATACCAACTTTATTATATAAATGAATATATTCGTTTGTGAATCTACCCCTAATACCATATAGGTTCATAGATTCCGCTGCATTCATTTGTAAGTAATTTAATACAGATGTACCATTACCATTTATTCTATATGTGGTATCATCTCTATCATAATAAATTGGAGATTGCATTTCCCCTGCAGCATGTACAGCGTTTCCACTATAAATGTTATTGTTAGTAGCTAAACCAGCATAATCATTTGGAACTACTTCAGCTGCCGTTGTTGAACCCGGAGTACCAGTACCACCATTTGTCAATACCCAACCAGCACTTTGATAGTTATCAGTCATTGCTATATACAATGTACCAGTTGAAGCTACATATATTTGTAAAAAATGAGTATCGTATGTACCTGTTCTTCTAATACGAATGTTATTAAATATACCACCACCACTATACCAAGATTTACCAAGCATAGTAATATCAGCCGTTCCACCAAATGAAATACCAGCATTAAATTTCATAGAACCATGCCTAGAACTTTCAGTATCCCAAATATGGAATGTTGCCATTGCCCTATTACCAGCATTAGTTGCTACTGTGTACCAGTTTCCACCAGTAACAGAAATACTTAATGTATCTCTAACAGACCAACCTTGAACATTTAATGAATTTAAATTTGATGTTCCCCCATTTACATAATAAGTTGTACCGCCACCTAAATAAACTGTGTTACCAGTTATATTAGCATATGTTACATTATCAGTTGTACGGAGATTTTGGTTCATTAAATAAACTTCAGTTGCTCCCTGTCCTGTATCTATTGTACCACTAATTGTTATGTTACCAGAACTTAATGTTAAATTACCTGCATTAATAGTTATACCACTACCAAATGTATATAATCCACCACCATCTCCAGAGTTTAATGCTAAATTACCACCAGTTGCTTTTATATTCCAAGAACGAGTACCAGATTGGTCAAATCCTAATCTATCACCACTTGTTACCAATATACCTTGGTCACCTGTACTATTTATATTAGATGAGTTGCGTAATATACCATTTACAAAAGTATAATCATCATGATACCATCTATCACTTCCTTCATCCCAATAAAATGCTTTTGTTGCTGCATTACCTCTCTTAACTTCTATACCAGCATTTTCAGTTGGTGCAGTTGATGCTCCAATATCTGCGTTTAATGTAATGATATTATCACCTACATTTAAAGTTGTTGTATTAATATATGTTGTAGTTCCACTAACAGTTAAGTTACCACTAATTGTAGCATCTCCAGTTACCGTCAATGTACTACCATCGAATTTTAAATTTGCTTCAACAGTTCCGTTTGGTGCAGTTCCGTTTAATGTAATTACACCATTATCAGTTGTACCAGTTAATGCTAATAATCCAGAAGAACCTGATGTACCCTGCGTTCCAGATGTTCCCGATGAACCGCTTGACCCACTAGTACCACTACTTCCCGATGTACCACTACTTCCACTTGTGCCACTAGAACCACTACTACCACTTGTACCACTACTTCCGCTTGTGCCGCTAGAACCACTACTACCTGATGTGCCTCCCGTGCCTCTAGTTCCCGATGTACCACTACTACCTGACGTACCAGCTGACCCAGCCGTTCCAGTTGTACCACTACTACCAGAAGTTCCCGATGACCCACTACTACCAGAAGTTCCCGATGAACCACTACTACCTGATGTGCCACTACTACCACGAGTTCCTGATGAACCAGAAGTTCCCGATGAACCACTACTTCCGCTTGTGCCACTAGAACCACTACTTCCGCTTGTACCAGCTGACCCACCAGTTCCAGTTGTACCACTACTACCAGAAGTTCCTGATGAACCACTACTACCACGAGTTCCTGATGAACCAGAAGTTCCCGATGAACCACTACTACCAGATGTACCAGCAGACCCAGATGAACCTTGTGCTCCAGAAGTTCCCGATGAACCACTTATTCCACTTGTGCCACTACTTCCAGAAGTACCTGTACTTCCACTTGTACCACTACTTCCGCTTGTGCCACGAGTTCCTGATGTACCACTACTACCAGATGTACCAGCAGAACCTGATGAACCTTGTCCTCCAGAAGTTCCACTACTTCCAGAACTTCCTGATGAACCTGTTACTCCACTACTACCACTTGTTCCAGAACTTCCTGATGTGCCAGAACTTCCTGATGTACCAGAACTTCCTGATGAACCTTGTGCCCCACCACTTCCACTCGTTCCACTACTACCAGAAGTTCCTGATGAACCGCTACTACCACTTGTGCCACGAGTTCCTGATGTACCAGACGAACCGCTACTACCACTACTACCAGCTCCACCACCAGCACCAGTAATACCCGATGAACCACTACTTCCGCTTGTGCCGCTAGAACCACTACTTCCACTACTTCCAGATGTACCCGCTGAAGATGATGCTCCAGCTATACCAGATGAACCAGAAGTTCCACTACTGCCACTACTTCCACTTGTACCACTACTTCCGCTTGTACCACTACTTCCCGATGTACCATTTGTTGATGAAGCTCCAGTTAATCCAGATGTTCCACTACTTCCGCTTGTGCCACTACTTCCGCTTGTACCAGATGAACCTGATGAACCACTGCTACCACTACTTCCACTAACACCGCTACTACCACTTGAACCACTAGAACCACTACTACCGTTTGAACCATCTTTACCACTACTTCCACTACTTCCACTTGTGCCAGAAGTTCCCGAAGAACCACTACTACCGCTACTACCACTACTTCCGCTTGTGCCAGATGAACCTGATGTACCGCTACTTCCACTACTACCACTTGTGCCACTACTTCCTGATGTACCTCTTGTTCCAGATGAACCACTACTACCACTTGTGCCACTTGAACCAGAAGAGCCGGATGTACCACCACTTCCAGAAGTTCCCGATGAACCCGATGTGCCGCTTGTCCCAGAACTTCCCGATGAACCACTACTGCCACTACTTCCACTCGTGCCACTACTTCCGCTTGTGCCACTAGAACCACTACTACCTGATGTACCAGATGTACCAGAAGTTCCCGAAGTTGCTGCTGCAAATCTTCTACTAATTCTTCCTGTTGTTGTATTAAGAACTAATACTTCGTTTGTTGTATTATCAGTTGGTATTGTATCACCAGTTACAAATATCGAACCACTAACTGATAAACTACCAGTTATTTCTTGCTTATCATTTGATGCATCACCGAATTTATTTGAACCTGATGAGAATATTACTGATGATGATATAAATGTTGTATGTAATTCAGTTGATGTTATTTTACCAGCTACACTAATATCTCCTTTAAAAATACCACTACCAGTTACTATTAAATAATCTTTAACAATAACACCTGTATTTATTTCTAAACCTTTATTTGGCGATATTGCTGCTACTGCTGAACCTGATTTGATTCTAAACAAATCTCCAATAGATGCTGCATTAATATTAAATAACCCACTACCATCACCTTGAAATAAAGATGCTGTTATAGACCCACTTATTATTGTATTTCCTTTTATTTGTAGAGAAGAACCGCTGGTAACTCCAATAACATTTGTTTGTACTGCGGATGCCGTAAAATTACCCACAACACTTACAGATTGGGATGAGGCATTTAAAATAGGAGAACCACTTACAAAAAGTGAAACACTATTAACGCTAGTTTGATTTATACCATTTGGGCTCTTACCTTCGAACTTCATTCAATTTATCTTTTATTATGTTAATTCCAATACCGAAATAATTACATCTGCTGAATTAGCTAGTGATGATGTTACTGAAAGAAAATCATTTGCTTCCAAAACAATTTTTTGCTCACCACCAATTAAAATTGCAGTACTAGCTTGAACAATTATAGCATCTTTTACCAAATATACAGTTTTATTTGATGAACTATCTCTAGCCATTACACTTACTGAAATATTTTGTGTTGCTACATTTGCTACATTTAGTCCAATTACGGTTGTAGTAGTTGCTGCTGGGGTTTGGTAGGTTATTACACCCGTTGTACCAATTGAACCTGTTATACTATTTTTAAAAAAGTTTGCCATTTATATTTTATTTTATCCTAACGCTATTGAATATGCTAATGCCGTATCTAACACATTAACCCCATCTTGTAAAAATGAGCCTTGTGTTAAATTTATCGAACCAGTTGTTGACATAGAACCAGTAAACAACAAAGAACCAGTTACTATTTGTTTATCAGTTACACTAGAACCTAATTTTAAAGTACTTCTTACTATTAAATTATCAAATGTAGCTTGCTGTACATCGATTTCTCCCTTAAATGAACCAGTTAATGAGCCTGTGAATGAACCACTAAGGTCAGCATAACCAAAATTTCTATCTTGAATTATTGAGCCTGAAAATATGGGACTATGTATTACCATTTATATCTATATACGTTTGTTATGTGTATAAATATAAATAAATTTCCTTTTAAGGTTTAACCGGCCAAGTTATGTTATATGGGTTTGATTGAGATGTAATATCTCTTAACGATTGTCTGTAAGTTTGCCACAATTCTTTTGTTTCGGTTGGGATATCCAATAATTGTGTCCAATCGCATTCTGTTAATAATTCGTTTCTTTGAATTCTAATTTCCTCCCACTTTGTTTGAATTCTATAAGAAATTTCTTCTTCCGATGCATTTGTTTGTATCCAATTTCTGCAATAATTTCCATCAATTAAAACAGGTGTTCCTTCGATAATATTTTTTGTATAATCATTTGGCATTGGAGTTGGGGTAACTACATACATATCCCACTCTATTAAAGATTCATCCGTTAATTGAGCAGGTAAGCTTGTGTTTGGATATGATTTTCTTAATTGAGGAATACTATAAGGATAATGAATTGTATCTTCTATAATTCTTAAATACATATTATTTGAAAGTTGATGGTATTGATGCGTAATTTGCTAAACCAAAACAGTTATTAAATGCATTAGTTCCAAGAGGTACTGGACTTCTACTCCATATTGTTGGAGCGGTTCCTGTTAAAGCATTTGATACTGAGGTCATATTATAAATATTACTAAAATTGCTAACCGATGTGTTGAATGTAAATTGTAATACATTAGTTAATTGTAAACAGTTTCTAAATGTTCCCACAAAACTAAGTACGTTTGGATTATTATCAAACAATGTTGCTGGTACAGTTGTCAATGCAGGACATCCAAGAAATGCGTTTGCAAATGTTGTTGCATTTGGTACATTATCAAATAATCCAGTTGGTACTGTTGTTATTGTTGTAATTGATGAAAAACAATCCGTAAATGATGTTGCATTTGGAGAATAATCAAAAAGGTCAGATGGTATTGATGTTATCCTAGTACCTCTCATAAACGATGTGAATGAAATCACTTCTTCCAATCCAGTATACCCACCAACTGCACTTAAAGTTGCACTTGCAGGTATTTCTGTTAAATTACTACAACCATAAAAATCAATTGTTCGTAATCCAACAATTCCCCATTGAACCAACTCTGTAATCAAACCTCTAATTGCTGAATTATTATTTACCTTAAAGCCAGGCATAAGTCCATTTATAGTAATTGTATAAGTTCCAGCAGTAGCATATGTATGAATTCTATCTGTTGATGTTGATGATGTTATTAATGGAGAATTTGCTCCACCATCACCCCAACTAATAGTTAAATTAGGAGTTAATGTACCATAATCAACCAATGGGGTTGTAAATACAGTGCTGCTCGTAGTTGTTGTTATTTTAAAAACAAATGGATACACTTCCGAACCATCTTGTGATACCAATCTTCTAAATATTCCCATAACTTTAAATATAATATTAATTTAAATTCTTACCTCCTACAAATCCTAAATATGTAGTACCACCATTAAATGTGTAAAATACTAATACATCCACACCAGATGTTGTTAGAAGTGGTACACTCCCACCTGCCCAATCAATACTAGCAGGAAAGTTTACTGTATATGCTCCAGCATTTACTGTCACTAACGTAAACCCAAATGCGTTTGATGCAGGTGCGTTAGTAAATGTTAATGTTGATGTACCATTAAATTGTCTTCTAAAGTTGTTTGCTGTTGATAAATCTAAAGTTGCACTTCCACCAGTTCCTAAATCAGAATAAGTTTCTCTAAATGTTGTAGATGCTACGTTACCTGCTACCGATAGAGTAGTACCATCAAAAGTTAAATTACTTTCAACAATACCAGTTGTTGTACTATTTTGCCAAGTCAATACACCATTTTCAGTTGCTCCAGACAATAACATAAATCCAGAACTTCCCGATGTACCATTTGTGCCACTAAAACCAGAAGTTCCTGATGTACCATTAGTACTTGTAACCCCAGAAGTTCCATTTACACCGCTTGTACCACTACTACCAAATAAAGTACCATCTAATCCAGATGTTCCAGATGTACCCAATCCAGAAGTTCCTGATGTACCATTTGATGCTGATAATCCTGATGAACCTGATGTTCCACTGCTTCCAAAGAAAGTTCCATCCAATCCAGAACTTCCTGAAGTACCATTTGTGCCCAATCCAGAAGTTCCAGCTGACCCAGATATACCTGAAGTTCCTGATGTTCCAGTAGTTCCACTACTACCAAAGAATGTACCATCAAATCCAGAACTTCCTGATGTACCAGTTGTACCCGATGAACCGGCTGTGCCAGTTATACCTGATGTACCAGTTGTACCCGATGTTCCGCTACTACCAAAGAATGTTCCATCTAAACCGCTACTACCAGAAGTACCTGTTGTACCAGATGTGCCGCTACTTCCATTACTTCCAGTTATACCCGATGTACCAGAACTTCCTGATGTTCCACTACTTCCAAAGAAAGTTCCATCTAAACCGCTACTACCAGAAGTACCAGTTGTACCTGATGTTCCAGCTGACCCAGATATTCCAGAAGTACCTGTTGTACCCGATGTACCACTACTTCCAAATAACGTACCATCTAATCCAGAACTTCCCGATGTACCAGTTGTACCTGATGTTCCAGCTGACCCAGATATTCCAGAAGTTCCTGATGTACCAGAAGTACCGCTACTACCAAATAAAGTACCATCTAATCCAGAACTTCCCGATGTACCAGTTGTTCCCGATGAACCACTTTCTCCAGAACTTCCCGAAGTACCACTTGTACCAAATCCAGAAGTTCCCGATGAACCAAAATACGTTCCGTCTAAACCACTACTACCCGAAGTTCCGTTTTCTCCAGAAGTTCCTGATGTACCTGTTGTGCCAGAAGTTCCCGAAGTACCTGTTGTGCCAGAAGTTCCCGATGACCCAAAGAATGTACCATCTAAACCACTACTACCAGAAGTTCCGTTTACGCCACTGCTACCCGAAGTACCATTTATTCCCGATGTTCCAGAACTTCCAGCAGAACCGTCAGTTCCACTAAGTCCATCCGTTCCACTAATTCCAGAACTTCCCGATGTTCCATTACTACCAAAGAAAGTTCCATCTAAACCACTACTACCAGAAGTTCCCGATGTACCTTGCGTACCACTTGTACCATGACTACCATCATATCCAGAACTTCCTGATGTACCACTTATACCACTACTTCCAAAAAATGTTCCGTCTTGTCCAGAACTTCCCGATGTACCAACAGTTCCATCTTTACCAGAAGTTCCCGATGTACCTTCGGTGCCAGATGAACCAGAAGAGCCTGATGTACCACTACTTCCAGAACTTCCAAATGAAGTTCCGTCTTTACCAGAAGTTCCTGAAGTACCACTACTACCAGAAGTTCCCGATGTGCCTTCAGTGCCGCTTGTACCTTCGGTTCCTGATGTTCCAGATGAACCGAATGAAGTTCCATCTTTACCGCTACTACCAGAAGTTCCCGAAGTACCTTCAGTACCGCTACTACCACTACTACCAGAAGTTCCTGATGTGCCAGAAGTTCCACTACTGCCACTAGTACCGCTACTACCAAAATATGTTCCATCTATACCAGAAGTTCCTGATGTACCCTCCGTACCACTACTGCCACTTGTGCCAGAAGTTCCGCTACTACCACTAGTACCGCTACTACCAAAATATGTTCCATCCAATCCAGATGTTCCAGAAGTTCCCGATGTGCCACCACTACCAGAAGTTCCTGATGTACCTTCAGTACCACTACTTCCAGAAGTTCCTGATGTGCCACTACTTCCGTCTATACCAGAAGTTCCTGATGTACCTTCAGTACCACTACTGCCACTTGTGCCGCTTGTCCCATCCGTTCCACTTAAACCAGAAGTTCCCGATGTGCCATCTATACCAGAAGTTCCCGATGTGCCATTTACTCCAGAAGTTCCTGATGTGCCAGCAGTTCCCTCAGTACCGCTACTACCGCTTGTACCTTCAGTACCACTACTTCCAGAAGTTCCCGATGTGCCATCTTTACCAGAAGTTCCTGATGTACCTTCAGTACCACTACTGCCGCTTGTGCCAGAAGTTCCACTACTACCGCTTGTGCCACTAGAACCACTACTTCCACTTGTGCCATCTATTCCAGAAGTTCCCGATGTACCTTCAGTACCGCTACTACCACTAGTGCCTTCAGTACCACTACTACCCGATGTACCTTCAGTACCACTTGTGCCACTTGTACCAGAAGTTCCCGATGTGCCATCTATACCAGAAGTTCCTGATGTACCTTCGGTACCTGATGTGCCAGAAGTTCCTGATGAACCACCAGTACCGCTACTACCGCTACTTCCAGAAGTTCCCGATGTACCATCTTTACCAGAAGTTCCTGATGTGCCAGAAGTTCCTGATGTTCCAGCCGAACCAGTTGTTCCTGACGTGCCAGACGAACCGCTAGTTCCCGATGTACCAGCAGAACCACCACTACCTGCTGTACCAGATGAACCCGATGTACCAGCCGAACCACTTATACCAGAACTTCCTGATGTGCCGCTTGTACCAGATGAGCCGGATGTACCCGATGTACCAGCAGAACCACCACTACCAGAAGTTGCAGATGTACCACTACTTCCTGATGTGCCCTCCGTACCACTACTACCACTACTTCCCGATGAACCACTACTTCCACTTGTGCCACTAGAACCACCAGTACCAGAACTAGAACTAGTACCGCTACTACCAGAAGTTCCCGATGTTCCAGATGTTCCTGAAGACCCAGAAGTTCCTGATGTACCTTCAGTACCACTTGTGCCGCTTGTGCCAGAAGTTCCTGATGTACCCCCACTTCCGCTTGTACCAAATGAACCTGTACTTCCAGATGTGCCACTTGAACCAGAAGTTCCTGATGTACCCCCACTTCCACTACTTCCGCTTGTGCCAGAAGTTCCTGATGTACCTTCAGTACCGCTACTACCAGAACTTCCCGAAGAACCACTACTTCCAGATGTGCCACTACTTCCCGAAGAACCAGACGTTCCATCTATTCCAGATGAACCTGATGTACCTTCGGTGCCAGAAGTTCCTGATGTACCTTCGGTTCCTGAAGAACCACTACTTCCACTACTTCCGCTAGTACCTTCGGTGCCAGAAGTTCCTGATGTACCTGCAGTGCCAGAAGTTCCTGATGTACCTTCCGTGCCAGAAGTTCCTGATGTACCTTCAGTGCCAGAAGTTCCCGATGTTCCATTTGAACCGTCAACACCAGATGACCCAGATGTTCCTTCAGTACCACTACTTCCAGATGTGCCAGAACTTCCTGATGTACCATCCGTACCACTTTCACCAGAAGTTCCTGATGTACCACCCGTACCAGACGAACCCACTGCAGCTGCTATATTTCTTCTTTCTAATTTTTTTGTTATATCATTCCAAACAACAACATTATCCGATGAACCAGTTGGTAATGAATTTAATAACACACTACCACTAACACCCAAACTACCACTAATAGTTAAGTTAGCATTAATGTTACTATCTTTATTTACTTGTAAGAATGATGCCGTATCAACGTTTGCTGCATTTAAAGCAAAAAGTGCCACACTAGCCGTAAATGCCAATGAGGCCGTTCCAACAGTCATTGATGCCGTTTGTGAATTCTGAACAAAGTTAGATGTATCTACGTTTGATGCATTTTGTGCAAACAATGCGTAAGATGCTGTAATTGCTAATGAAGCAGTACCAACCAACATTGATGATGTTCTATCATTTCTAACATAATCTGTCAAATTCAATCCACTTAAATTTGATATATATGATGCCGTTAATGCGTGAGATGAACTAACTGCGAAAAACACACTCATCGAAGATGTTTGTGAGTTTCTTACTAAGTTTTGAATATCATTTAATGCTGATAATGATGCCGAATCAAATCCAGTAACTGTATCAGCAACCGATGCTCTATCTGCATATGATGCAGAAAGAACACTACCAAATACTCTATTTCCCTGTACAGTTCCACTAATTATACTACCACCACTACCAATAACTGCATGTCCACTTGTCAATCCACTAAATACAATTTGTATTGTATCATCATCTATTGATTTAATTGTACCAGCCATTATTTGGTCTTCCGAACCAGTAGCATATATTTGAACTAATGGATAACGAATACCCAAATTATGTACAATTGTTAAATTACTTATATTATTAAATCCAACAGTTTCAGTTAATGAATATTCAGGTTGAGGAATAAAATATCCTCTACTTTCATCATATCTTAAAATATCATATTCAGCCGATGCAGTTGGCCCTACTCCTTTAAAATTATATGTACCAACCAAACCACCACTAACTATTGGTGCAAATACTGCGTGAGAACCAGTTATATCTACCGCTGATATATTATGTGTTACAATTAAATTACCATCAATTGAAGATGATGTACTTACTCTAAATCCTCTATTTGGAGATATTTCTGCAAATTGAGAACCTGATTTTAATATTGATGTTTCAAATGCTAAATTAGCGATATTAATATTTCGTAATCCACTACCATCACCAAAATAACTTGAACCAGATGCTAATACAATATCAGAACCAGTAACAAACAATCCACCAGTAACACTTAAGTTACCAGACACAAATGTTCTAGTTCCAATCTCTAAACCTTTATTTGGCGATATTACCGCCTGAACTGAACCAGAAATAATTCTATCCAATTTAAGGTCTTGCAATGCGTTCGCAGGGATATTGAATAATCCACCACCATCACCTATGTAAAGTGCTGCGGTTATTGGTACGTTTACATCTAATTTAGTTGGGTCTATAATTGCTCTACCAGAACCAGAATTAATTTTAAACAATTCAAGTCCTTCAATTGATTCAGGTGGGATATTGAATAATCCACCACCATCACCATAGTAAATAGATGCGGTTATTGAACCACTAATCGCTACCGATGATGTAAATTGAGATTTATATGAACCAGATGCTGGTGCAGTTATTACAATAAATTGTTCACCACTTGCTACGGATGCCGTTGCCGAACCACTTGCTATTAAAGGTGATGCTGCAGCTTGTACATTTGTTAATTGAGAACCATCTCCAATAAAATTAAATGCCCTAACACTACCACTAACATCAACAGAACCAGTAAATCTAGAACCAATAGCTGAACCAGTTGCTCCGGTTGTTACTATAAATGTATTTCCACTTTGAACCGATGCTGTTGCTGAACCACTTGCTATCAATGGTGCTGCTGCCGCTTGTACATTAGTTAATTGCGAACCATCTCCAATAAATGAAAATGCCTTTACACTACCACTCACATCAATTGAACCCGTAAATTGAGAACCTATTTGAGAACCGGTCTTTGCAGTTGTTACTATAAATTGCTCTCCACTTGTAACAGATGCAGTTGCAGAACCACTTGCTATTAAAGGTGATGCTGCTGCTTGTACATTTGTTATTTGTGAACCATCTCCTATGAATGCAAATGCTCTTAATGAACCACTTACGTCAACACTTCCAGTAAATTGAGAACCACTTTCTTGTGATTGTACTCTAAATCCAAAATTAGGAGAAACAGATGCAGTTACCGAACCTGATTTAATTTCAAATGAAGTTAGTGCATCTTCGGTTAAAGCAGAACGAGGAATATTTCTTAAATATGTACCTTCACCATAATATTTTGAAGATGATGCTAAGAACAATCCGCCACTAGCTTCGTTTATAAACAAACTACCACTTATATCAACCGAACCAGTAAATTTAGAACCAATTTGAGTATTATATATAAAGGTTGGATTACCATCTACTACATTTATAACACCAGCCATTGCTGAATGTAATTGGCAATTATAATATAATGTATTTGGTGCACTTCCAGAAACTAAGAATGTTATCTGTCCAACATCTTCACCATTATTAGTAACCCAAGTATTATATCCATTTACAACACCAACTGCACTTGCCGAATTAATCCAAAAAGGGTGGCCATTTGCATTTACATTAAAAACATATTCATAATTTCTATGTAATGTAATTGTAGGATTTGAACCACTTATTAATCCGTTACTTATATTGTAATTACCACTTCCATTATTAGTTACAGTGAATACGTTGTCAAATGATAAAGAAGATGTAAACGGAGTTGTTACTTTAAATCCAAAATCGGGACTAACCGAAGCAGTTACACTACCACTTTTAATTTCCGTTGATATAAGTGCATCTTCCGTTAATGCTGACCTAGGTATTTTTCGTAAATAAGTACCTTCTGCATATATGAATGAAGATGAATCAATTAATATACTTCCACTAAATGATGAACCACTTACAAATGAATCAACAACTAATCCTTTATTTGGGGAAACTGATGCAGTTACACTACCACTTGCAATTCTAAATACTTCACGAGATAATGCTGATAATGGTATATCAAATAACCCAGCACCACTACCAGTAAACATAGATGCGGTTACATTTCCTTCTACTTTAGTTTCACCAATAAATTTAATTTCGGCCGGTATTACTATACTGTCTATTATATTAATAGCTCCCACCATCGATGAGTGTAGCTGACAATTATAATAAAGTGTATTAGGCGAACCAGATGGTGGGGTAAATACAATAATACCATTATCAGTTCCGTTATTTGTAATACTACTACTATATTCCCATATAGTTCCAGTAGAATTAACGTATTTAATCCAAAATGGATGACCCGATGCGTTTACATTAATTGTATATTCCAATCCTCTAACTAATGTTAAATTTGGATTAGAACCACTAATAATACCATTTTCTATTATATATGCACTAGAACCATCATTTGTTACATTAACAATTCTATCAATTAAATAATCAGGAGTAGGTCTTCCAGATGAAGATACAATAAAACTACCATCAAATCTAGAATGAGTATTTACTTCAAATCCTTCCGTTGGTGAAATTGATGCCGTTGCACTTCCACTAAATATTTTTGTAGAATCAATTGCTAAATTAGCTAATGTAATATTATTAAGGAATCTACCATCTCCTACAAAGAATGAACCACTTGCTACATTTACATTTCCTTTAATATCAACACTTCCAGTAAATTCAGAACCACTTAGTAATGATTCTACTCTAAATCCATAAACAGGACTAACAGAAGCAGTTACACTACCACTTGCAATTCTATATGGAGCGAATGATAGAGCTGATTCAGGAATATTAAATAATCCTTCACCACTACCACTAAAATACCCACTTCCAGAAGGTATTCTAACATTACCATAAAATGTACTCCCACTAACTTGCGATTGTACTATAAATCCAGAATCAGCCAATGCTGATGCAGTTACACTACCACTTGCAATTCTAAATAATTCTTGCGAAAGTGCAGAGAATGGAATATCAGTTAATCCAGCACCACTACCACTAAATACCGATGCCGATACACCAGACTGAAATCTAGTATAACCACTAACCGATAAACTTCCACTAAATGTAGAACCACTAGCAACAGATGTTACAACAAATCCAAAATTAGGGGTTGCTGATGCTGTTACCGAACCACTAAATATTTTTGATGTATCTAAATCAGAAAGTGCTGATGCTGGTATATCAAATAAGAATCTACCACTACCAGAATATGATGAACCAGAACTGATAGATACACTACCACTAATTTTTAAACTTCCAGTAAATTCAGAACCACTAGCTGCCGATTGAATTATAAATCCTCTATTGGGTATTGCAGATGCGGTTACCGAACCAGATGCTATAAATGTTGTTAATAATGCATCAGGTGTTAATGCCGTTCTTGGGATATTGAATAATCTAGCACCACTACCAGAGTAAGATGAACCAGATGAAATTTCTATACCCCTAGCACCACTTACAAATAAAGAACCAGTAAATTGAGAACCAATATCTGCAGAAACTACTCTAAATCCTAATTCAGGAGTTACAGATGCAGTTATCGAACCCGTTACAATTTTATTACTTTCTTGAGAAGGTACGTTTATTAATTGAGAACCATCTCCTGCGAAAAATGTAGCCTTAACAGAACCAGTTACAAATAAAGAACCAGTTACGTTTATAGAACCAGTGAATGTACTACCATATTCCAAAGATTCAACTCTAAATCCATAATCAGGACTAACAGATGCAGTTACACTACCACTAACAATTCTAAATACTTCTTCGGATAATGCTGAACGAGGAATATCAAATAAACCTTTACCAGAACCACTAAACATTGATGCTGTAACATTACCACTAACACCTAAACTTCCAGTTATATTTGTTTTACCTATAAATGTTATTTCAGCTGGTAATGTATATGTATCAACAATATTAATCATTCCCGCCATATCCGAGTGGAATTGGCAATTATAATAAAGTGTATTTGGTGCGTTAGATGGTACTGTAAACGTTATAACTCCAACCGCTGTTCCGTTATTGGTTACACCATCGTTATAAGCATTAGCAGTTCCAGTTGAATTAATAGTTTTTATATAAAATGGATGCCCAGATGCATTTAAATTAAATGTATAAGTTACACCTCTAACTAAAGTTAATGTTGAATTTGGTCCTACAATAGCATTACTAAATGCATAAGATAGTGATGATGCGTTTGTAACATCAAATACAGTATTTAATGATGCAGTTGGTATTGTAAAATTAGATGATGATACTATTAAACTTCCACTAAGTTTACTTGGTACATTTACATTAAATCCTTTAACAGGATCAATAGATGCGGTTGCTGAACCAGAGAATATTAAATTAACATCTAAGTTTGAAATTGCAGAACGAGGGATATCAAATAATCCAGCGCCACTTCCACTAAATACACCACTACCACTTGGAATGAATACACTTCCGCTAACATTTATACTTCCAGTAAATTGAGAACCAGTTCCTAAAGATTCAACTCTAAATCCATAAACAGAACTTACAGATGCAGTTATTAAACCATCTCCTATGAATGTAGGTCTGGTTACTCTTTCAGCTAATGCTGATAGTGGAATATTAAATAACCCCTCACCACTACCACTAAAGAATCCACTTCCAGATGGAATTTGTATATTACCACTTACAATTAAACTACCACTAAACGTAGAACCACTTGCTACTGATTTTATCTGAAATCCAAAATTTGGTGAAACTGATGCCGTTACACTACCACTTGCTATAAATGTAGAAAGTAATGCATCGGGTGTTAAAGCTGAACGAGGAATATCAAATAAATTTTTACCACTACCACTAAACGCTGAACCACTACTTATCGATACGCTACCACTAATTTTTAAACTTCCAGTAAATTGTGAGCCGCTTTCAAATGATTCAACTACAAACCCATTGACAGGGTTAGCAGATGCCGTTACCGAACCACTTCCTATTCTTGATACATTATCAGGATTTACATTTATTAATTGAGAACCATCTCCTGCGAAAAATTGTGCAAATACACTACCACTAACAGAAACAGAACCAGTAAACTGAGAACCTATAACAGATCCAGTTGCTAAAGTTTCTACTCTAAATCCATAATCAGGATTTACGGATGCGGTTACACTACCACTTGCTATTAAATTTGCATCTTCGGATAATGCTGACCGAGGTATATCAAACAATCCCTTACCGCTACCAGTAAACATTGATGCCGATACATTACCTTCAAATTGTCCAGATGTATTTACTTGTAAGCCTCTATCAGGAGAAATTGATGCAGTTGCAGAACCACTAGCGATTCTAGGTGCATCTCCTGATAATGCTGATTGTGGGATATCGAATAACCCTCTACCAGAACCAGAATACATTGATGCAGTTATTGTTGTATTAACTACCAAACCAGTATTCGGTGCTATTGATGCAGTTACACTACCACTTGCTATTCTAGTTGATACTAATGAATCAATATTAAGTGCTGATAATGGTATATTAAATAATCCCTCACCACTACCACTAAAAAACCCACTACCAGATGGAATTACTACATTTCCACTTACAAATAAACTTCCAGTAAAATTAGAACCGCTTTCAATTGAAATTACTTTAAATCCTTCTTGTGGAGAAACCGATGCGGTTACACTACCACTTGCTAATCTAGTTGCTTTTGGTAAATTAAATAAATTAGAACCATCTCCAAAAAACGAACCAGTAAACGAACCAGTGAAAGATGAACCGGTAATATTATTACCAATTAATTCACTTTGTATTCTAACAGAACCAGTAAATTGTTGTATATCGGATGTTTCATCGCCAAATATATTAGAACCAGATGAATATATTACAGAAGATGAAATATAAGATACTATTAAACTTTCTGCATAAATCGTATCATCAACATAAAGGTCACCTTTAATTATAGTGTTTGTATTAACAAACAAATTACCTTCCTTAAAAGATGCAGTTGCCGAACCACTTGCTATAAATGTTACATTTGGTAAATTAAATAAATCTCTACCATCACCAAAATATGAACCAGTAAATGAACCTGTGAATGAACCAGTAAATGCACCAGATGCTCTATCTAAATCTAAACTTCTTACAAATCCTCTATTACCTTGGTCATCCGAAACTACAATAGCAGGATTTGTTAATAACGAAGCAGAAAAATTAGGAACACCTAAATTCGGCTCTGCTTGGGATATATCCAAGAATTGATACCTATCAGATGTTACATTTTTAGGGTTTACTACCCTTACCCTACCCGTTAATAGATTACTAATTGCCATGCGTTACTTTCCAGCTTTGTTATAAATATAGAGAATCCCTTATAAATATCAATCAATGATATTATTGTTATTCATTCGCACTTTCTAACAAAGAAAGAATTACAGTCAATTCGGTTGAACCAGAAACAATAAATCCATAAGTTTCTTCTAATACTAATTTACCAGAAACAATAGGAGATAATGAATCAGCTGCTGGTATTGTTACGTTTGTAACTAATCTCACAGCTTCTTGCTCAACAAGTACAGGAGATTCAATAGTTTTTTTAATAACATCTACTAAAGAATTTACTACATATATAGATGCTGATATTCCTGTTTGTGTTCCGTTTGTAAATCCACTTAATACAGATTGCGTAACTCCAGCTTGAAACAATAATGGAGAATCAGCCGAACCAGTTACAGATTGATTTTTTATAATTTGATTTGATAATGTTTTTAAATAATCTAAAGCAAATAGAGATGCAGAATATTCCGTTACATCGATTAAAGATACCCCATTTTTATCAAAATATGCTTTTGCTGCTTTATTTGTTCTGATTGTTGTATTATTAATTATATCATATTTTATTGCATCAACATCATCTAAAGTATTTTGTTCAAAGTAATCAGATACAAATGTAAATGGTGTTTCTGATAAACTATTTTGATATGATGTATATGCTGCTATTTCTTTTCTCAAAAATTGTCTATTTGAATTAAGTAATAAAGATGCACTAGCAAAACTACCACTAAAGTTTAATAAACTTATAGAAGAACTAACAAAAGCGCTTCCACTATATATATCACCAAATTCCGGTACAGGTACTTCTTTATTTGATGTTACAAATATAGTTACAGGTTGTGTTATTGAACTATTATTTGTAATTTGACAAGATAACACAATTGATGATACTCCTGCTGGAGTTGCATATATTTCATCGGGCTCACCAGTCAGGCCTGTTATTACTGACTGGAATCGATTTAAGGGAACAAAAACTTCTGCCATTTCTTTTTATTTTTTTATTTTCTTTTTTATATTTGTAGTGCTAATGAGAACGGAGTTACCAATGAGAATAGAGATTTACTAAATGTTCTACCCACAAGAGTACCAGTTGCCTGATTAATACTTAAACCTGTACCAATTCTAAAGTCACCATCCTGATTACCGGATGTGAAGAAGATTCTACCTCCACCCAATTCAGTAATTTCGTATATTGGATTTGCAACACCACTACCACCCTGATTTGGAGGAAGTGCTTTAAATGTCACACCACTACCATTATAAGAGTAGTCAATACCAGTTGCCACAATTAATGAACCAAATGATTCTAATGGTGCACCTGCTGCTATAAACTCTGCTCTAGTTCTTAGATAACGATTTGTTTCCAATGTTTCTAATAATTGGTCTCTAGTCACAGCTATTGCACTTCCGTACTGACCATCATAGTATGAAGATGCTGCTCTGATTCCTCTCTCATTTCCACCATACAATAAATCAGTCACACATGCATCTACAATAAATCCAGTATCACGTGAACAACTTGCTTCATTATATACTAAATATGGAAATGCTCCATTTGTGTATCCAATTGCTCTTTGTTTTAATTCATCTTTACCAGCTTTTAATCTTTCAGCCGCTTGTCTTCTCTTAGTTGCAGGTGCTAAATAAGTTAATAAAGTATTTGCTACAATTTTTTCAGATATTCCTCTTGCGAAGTTAATACCATC